GTTCACTTAATCATCTGCCGTATGATGATTATCTCCGCGAGGAGACCCTGGTAATAACGGCACGGAAAACCGGCACTCCAACGAGGAGAACGGTTAAAGATTCGAAGACGAATGAGATAACTCAAAAGGAAGTCAACAAAGTTTCTGAAGAAGGCACCCGTCGGTTAGCCCCAGAAATTAATGGACATATCCCCCGACATCATGTGTCGGCGTTGTTTCAACGAATCAATACCTTCATCAAAGGGCTCGACTTACGTCAGGATATCAAGTTCACCATCAGCACTCACGCAATCCAAAGGATTGCGAAGAGATACGACGTGTTACTAATGATTAAGTCATGACAGCGGGCCAATCGATGGAGATGGCAGGTTCCGACCAACTCTAAGGTTGGATTTTAATCCCACGATGGAATTCCAAATATTCCTCATCCGTGAACTTGAAGGCGTCTTGACGCTCACGTTCTTCGTAGCCATCAATGGCTGTCGGATGGAAACGTTTTCGTTGTAGAATTCGTTCATCGGAGGGGCAAGATCCCGTCAAGCTCATCTTAGGTACAGATGGCAGGAGTACGGAATACATGCGCAAAGGTGCAATGTAACCATCAAGTGTCTCTTGGCTGATGGGAGGGAAACGCTTAATCTCTCTAAAAACATTGTAATCATAAAGTCGAGCACGTTTGTGCCGCCAATCCTGAATTGTCCTTTCCAACTCAAACTCACGTTCCTTCGATATTTGGTCTCCATCCCATTCAGCATGAAAGGATGAGATCCAAGTGGATCGATTAGCGTAGGCGAGGAGATCCGCCTCAGTACAGAGGGTCTCGATAGGGAGGGAATTTGGGTTGATCGAAACTTCAAACTTGAGTAGAGGCTGCAGGACCCGTAGCACAAGTTTGTCGTATTCAGACTTTCCGAAACCGGAGGGCAGAGCGGAGGGGGCAAAAGCATTTCGCCATTTCTGGAATCCACGGATATAGGATTCCCTCTTTTTCGCATCGGACGGTAAGTGATGAGGTTTAAATTCATCATTTGTCCACCTTAGAAAACTGGCAATCTGCCGATTTTCATGCGAAGCACACTCAACTCCGGAAGGATCAGTATTCTCGAGACCGAGACCACCCAAGCCGATAGGTAAAAACCAGTCGGGGGTTCGGTTACGTTCCTTGCCACCAGCCTTTGTGGTGAAGCGAGCAAGGTCGAGAACAGGACGCCAACTTTTCAAGAAAAGACAATTCATTGAATGGCGAACCGATCCTGTGGTACCCCACAGCCAAGACTTCTGAAGTCCGGGCAGTGTGGCATAATTCTCTCGCAAGAATAACTCTTCCGGCTTCTTAAAAGGGGCCTTCCTAAAGCACGGAAGGTTTTCATTAAAATGAAGCGAAAGATCCACATAGCGACCCACGGGGCCAAGAAAATCAGGATTATGGTAGTTATCAACAAACCACTGATTTTCCCGTGGGGGTTCAACCCGATCGACGGCAGGGCAATCCACTCTAACTTCTTGACCACTATGTGGCAAAGAGAGGATTCCATAACCTTTCGGGCAGGGAGAACAAGGGCACGCTGGAACCTTCCTCAGTTGAAACATACAACTATTGAGGATAAGAAAATCACGAGAGGTGAAGTTCTTTCCAATTGAAAATTGGAGTCCAGCAAGTGCGGTAACTCGTTTCCATATCTCATAACCACGGGAGGTGGTAATGAAACCAACATCATCTCCATTGATGAGAAGTGGAACCTCGGAAAGTGGCAGTACATGACCACACTCGATCTCAAGGGAGAAACGGGTAACCGCAGCGTTCACAAGACAAAGAATCGGAAAACTAACAGGAGAGCCCATCAGTTGACCATTTGCCTGCTCCGAAAAAACATCATCATCCTTCTTTCCCAAACTTATCATATGACGAGTGAGACAGCGAATGAAAACACTGCGAATGTGACTTGGCATATCTGTCAGGTCAGCAATTTCATTCGCACACGCTTCGGAAAGGACGGCCGACAGAAGGTCAGTCGCACTCTTATAATCACCAGATACGAAGAATTGCGATTCTTCCAGTGATTCACGGAAAGTGTTTTGGATGTGTTCTAGAGTTAATGGCTCACCAATAAGACGGAAGGCCTTATGTTGTCGCAGGTGAGTGTGAACGAACTTTTGGATGAAGGTTGCCCAATAATACTCCTCCTCAGGGCCACAAGTGATCGGTCGAACCTTTAAGGGTTCTGCGAGACCAAT